GCCGAAGGGCTACAGCGGGGAATCTGGCGTCGTGCGCTGCCGGGATGGGCGCGATTGGGAGATCATCAATCTGCCCGCGGAGTGCGAGCGCGTCGACGACCCGCTGGGGCGGCCGATCGGCGGCATGCTGTGGCCGGAGTGGTTCGACAACTCCCATTGGGCGCCCTTCCGCATGCGGTCGCGCACCTGGGCCGCCCTATTCCAGCAGCGCCCGCGGCCCGATGAGGGCGGAATCTTCAAGGCGCTGTGGTGCACGCGCCGCTGGGGACTGCTGCCGTCAGCGGCCAACATGATCGTGCACAGCTGGGACACGGCGCAGAAGCCGGAGGAGATCAACGACCCGACAGTGGGCACTGTGTGGCACCTGGGCCGCGATGTGCCCGGCTACTACTTGCGGGAGGTCTACCGGGAGCGCATCGACTACCCTACGCTGAAGCGCAAGGTGAAGGCCTACGCGGAGCGCGATCGCCCGGCGGCCATCCTGATCGAGGACAAGTCCAGCGGGCAGTCTCTGATCCAGGATCTGCGCAACGAAACCAGCCTGCCGGTCATCGCCATCGAGCCGAAGGGCGACAAGGTGTTCCGGGCAAACGAGGTGAGCGCGATGGTGGAGGCTGGGCTGCTGCACCTGCCCGAGGTGGCGGACTGGCTGGTGGACTTCGAAGGCGAATTCTTCGGCTTCCCGCTGACCACGCACAAGGACCAGGTGGACAGCGTGACGCAGTTCCTGAAGTGGGTGCGCGACTGGACCGGCCGCATAGAATTCGCCGGCGCAGGCATTGAGCGCACGATGGCTGCGCAGCACCTGGCCGAGCGCCCCGAGGATCAATTCGGCGGCGTGAGCCGCGGCGAGAGCATGGAAGGGTGGATCTGATGGATGCAATGAAGCCGATGGAGCCGGAAGCGCCCGACATGAGCGAGATCGCGCGGTCGGAAGATCCGGCATCGCCGCTGCGGCTGGATAGCCTGAAGGCAGTCGAGCCCTACGTCACGCTGCTGGAGGCCACCGACACGGTGCTGCAGTCCAAGGGCGGAATCGGCAACCTGTCGATCTACAGCGAGCTGCTGCGCGACGACCAGGTGGCCACCACCTGGGGTCAGCGCCGCCTATCCCTCACGTCGTGCGACACCGTGGTGGAGCCTGGCGCGGATGACGCAGCCAGCAAGGCCGCGGCCGAGGCGCTGCAGGCCGAGCTGGACGGCATGAACTGGGACGACATCACCGACAAGGCCCTGTTCGCCGTGTTCTACGGCTGGGGTGTGGCCGAGGTGATGTGGAAGCCCAGCACCACGCCGGGCCTGAGCGTGTCCTTCGATCGCATCGTGGTGCGCGATCGCGCCCGCTTCCGCTTCGACCGCGACGGCAATGTGTACCTGTTCGCCAGCGGCAGCGGCTGGCGCCAGATGCCCCCGCGCAAGTTCTGGCGCGTGGTGGCCGGCGGCGATCACCATGATCAGGTGTATGGCCTGGGCCTGGCCCACGCCCTCTACTGGCCGTGCTTCTTCAAGCGCAACGACATCAAGTTCTGGCTGATCTTCCTGGAGAAGTTCGGCATGCCTACCGCGATCGCCAAGCTGTCGCAGGCGCAGCTGGATGATCCGGAGACGCGGCGGAAGGCGCTGGGCATGCTGCGCCAGATCGCCACCGACGCCGGTGTGGCCGTGCCCACCGATGCGCAGGGCCTGCCGATCGTGGAGCTGCTGGAGGCGGCGCGCAGTGGCGCGGCGGACTACCAGGGCCTGCATGACGCGATGAACAGCGCCATCGCCAAGGTGGTGGTGGGGCAGACGATGACCACCGACAACGGCAGCAGCCGCGCCCAGGCGCAGGTGCACCTGTCCGTGCGGCAGGACATCGTGGAGGCGGACGCGGATCTGCTGTGCAGCAGCTTCAACCAGGGGCCGGTGCTCTGGTGGACCGAGTGGAATTTCCCGGGCGCCACGCCCCCGCGCGTGTACCGGCACACCGAGCCGCCGGAGGATCTGAACGCGCGCGCCGAGCGCGACGGCAAGATCGCCGCGCTGGGCTACGAGCCGGAGGAGGACTACATCCTCAAGACCTACGGAGAGGGCTGGAAGAAGAAGCAGGCGCCGGCCATGGCGCCCGGCATGCCAGGCATGCCCGGCCTGCAGCAGCCTGGCAACGCTGACCCTGCGCAATTCGCCGAGGGTGAGGTGGCCGCGCTGCAGGCCCTGCGCGCTGCGCGCCGCGGTGATCAGCAGGCGCTGGTCGAGGCCGCCGGGCACTTCGCCGAACAGTACGACAGCATCATGGGGCGCCAGGTGGGCGCGCTGCTGAACGCGGCCGAGGATGCGGGCGACTACGACACCTTCCGCGAGCGCCTGACCGAGATCCTGGCCGATGGCCCCTCGCCCGAGGCGATGGCGAAGATCACGCGCGCCGGCCTGTTCGCCCGGATGATGGGCGCGCTGCGGAATCAGCGCAGGGCCTGAGCATGCAGCGCGACAAGGTGCTGCACTTCGCCTTCGGCCTGGCCTCAGCCCTGGCCGCGATCGCCGTCGTCGAGATCCGCGACCGATTCGGCCTCCCGGCCGCGTGCCTGGCACTGGCGGCGGCCGTTGGTGTGGGCTACGAAGTCGTGCAGAAGCTGCGCGGCAGCGGAGAGCCATCGGTGCGAGACGCCCTGGCGACGGCAGCAGGAGGCGCCATGCTTTCGCTGGCGCTGCTGGCCTACTCCGCGCTGCGGTGAGCCTGGGCTTCACCGTGGGCCGCCTGGACTTCGCGCGCCTGATCGAGCAGGCGCAGCAGCTGGAGGACTTCGAGGAGGCAATCGCCGCTGCCGCGCGCGCGCTGCCGGCTGATCCGCTGGCGCTGGTGGAGTTCTTCGAGGTGCCCAGCGGCGACGCATTCGATGTGCCGCCCGAGCGGGCCATGGCCTACTTCAAGGCCAAGGGGCTGAAGCCGACCTTCAGCTACGCCGACATGCTGGACCACCAGCACGACGCCGCCTTCACCGTGGCCAAGATGATGAGTGTGGACATGCTGGGCCAGGTGCGCGACAGCCTGGACAGCGCGATGGCCACCGGTACGCCGTTCAAGGAATGGGCCGACAGCATCACGCCGATCCTGCAGTCCGGCGGCTGGTGGGGCCGCAAGGCGGTGCTGGATCCGCTCACGGGCCAGGAGATCGTGGCGCAGCTGGGCAGCCCGTGGCGCCTGGAGACGATCTTCCGCACCAACATGCAGACGGCCTACGCTGCCGGCGCGTGGCAGGAGATCGATGCACAGAAGGACATCGCCCCCTTCCTGATGTACGACGCGGTGGACGACTTCCGCACCAGGCCGCTGCACGCATCGTGGGACCGCAAGGTGCTGCCGGTGAAGCACGCATGGTGGGGCACCCACTACCCGCCCAACGGTTACAACTGCCGGTGTGGCGTGATTCAGCTGTCCGCGGATGAGGTGGAGGCCCTGGGCCTGCAGGTGGCCCGCCAGGCGCCCGACGATGGCGTGCGCAAGTGGGTTAATCCGCGCGATGGGCTGACCTATCACGTGCCGAACGGCATCGACCCCGGCTTCGAGCACAACTCCGGCAAGTCGCACCTGGCCAACCTGAAGCAGATCGCCGCCGAGAAGGAGTCGCAGCTCGCCAGCGACATGAAGGCGGCGGCTCAGAAGGCGGACGCGCGCGCGCTGGCCAAGGCGAAGGCGATCGGCGAGCAGGCCACGCAGGCGGCTGCAGCGGCCCAGGCTGAACTGGCCGCAGCCGAGGGCAAGGCGGCGCTCGTGCGCGCGAAGGCGAAGGCGGATGAGGCGGCCAAGCAGTGGGCCGCGCAGCAGCAGCTGGACGCGATCGCCAAGGGCAAGGAAACGGCCGGCGCCGGTGCTCAATACAAAATCAAGGCGCTGGCCGAATCGAAGAAGCACAGCGGCTGGCCTGAGCTGAAGGCCACCGAGAAGCTGGACGCGGTGCTGGGCCTGGCCGCGCAGTTCAAGGCGAAGGCGGTGCAGTCGCAGGCGCTGCACACCTACAAGAAGGCCATCCTTGAGGGTAAGACGCCGCAGCCATCGGCGGCCAAGATTTTCAACAAGCTGCCAGATGCCGACAAGCAGGCATTCCTGAAGGGTATCGACGAGCAGAAGGCGCAGGCCGCGGCGGCACTGAAGGCGGCCGAGGAAGCGGCGCTGAAGGCGGCAGCGAAGGAGGCCCAGGATGCGGCGGGTGCCAAGGCGCAGGCCATGCAGGCGCCACAGATCACCACCGGAGCGCCGCCCAACGCGGCCACGCTGACGCAGGTGGGGCCGCAGAAGGGCAGCAACCCGGGCGGGCTATTCCAGGACACCAGCACCGGCGAGCGGTGGTATGTGAAGTGGCCGCCGGACGAGGAAATGATCCGCAACGAGGTGCTGTCGGCCAAGCTGTACGAGCTGGGCGGGGTGGCGGTGCCCGAGGTGCACGTGATCCAGTTCAACGGCCGCACCGCGATCGCGTCGCGCTTTGTCGATGGCCTAGCCAAGGCCAAGGCGCCGGCCGCGCTCGCCGCAGCCGATGGCGCCGCGCAGGGCTTCGCCTTCGACGCCTGGCTGGCCAATTGGGACGCGGTGGGGCTGACGTACGACAACATGCTGGTGAAGGCGGGAAAGGCCTACCGCATCGACGTTGGCGGCTCGCTGCGCTTCAAGGCCACCGGCTCGCTGAAGCCGGGGAGCAGCTTCGGCCCAACCGTGGGCGAGTTGGACACCATGAAGGACGCCACGCTGAACCCGCAGGCCGCGTCCGTGTTCGGTCAGATCGACCAGGCTGAATTCGAGCAGGGCGTGAAGCGCCTGTTGGCGATCGATGAGGCGCAGATTCGCGCGCTGGTGGAGGCCTACGGGCCGAAGAACGCGGCCACCCGGGCGAAGCTGGCGGACACGCTGATCGCGCGGCGCGCCGACATCGCCAAGCGCTTCGCTGGCCAGTCCCCGCCCAGCGCGGAGGCGCTGAAGCAGGCGACCGAGGAGGCGGCCGAGAAGATCAGCTACGCGCGCGGCCTGGTGGACGACGCCATCCTGACCGCCGTCAAGGGCATCGCCAAGCGGGCGGCCGGCGGCGCCGCCCTGGACGCGAAGGATCTGCAGCGGGTGGCAGAGGCCGAGAAGCGCTTGGCCGAGCTCCGCACCGCCGCTGCAGCGGTGATGCGCGCCGACTCCCGCGCCGAACTGCTGGGGTACTATGAGCCGTGGCTGGCCGATCTGCAGGCGGCCGTGAAGGCCGGGGCGGGTGCGCCGGCGAAGTGGGGCGGCGGCGTATTCAAGCCGCACGCGGGCGCCATCCAGATCGACGCCACGCGGGTGAAGGTGCCGCCGCCGCGGGCGCCTAGCGATGTGACGCCGCCTGGCGAGGCCAACAAGATCATCGCCGAGGCCCTGGGGCCGAGTGCCGCCAAGCTGCAGGTGCCGAGCGGCCCTGGCGCTGATCGTCTCACGGCCAAAATGCACGGGGAGCATGCCCGGGTCATCGCGGCCTACACGGGCAGCTACTACCGCGAGCTGAACCGCGCGCTGCGCACGGCCAGCGCCAGCGCGGCGCAGAAGCGCGTCGAGCTGCTGCTGAACGAGGCGCTGGGCCTGGCGCCCACCTACAAGGGCGCGGTGTACCGCGGCCTGGAGCTGTCGGGCGCCGAGCGCGCCGCGTTCGTGGCCGCGCACAAGCAGGCCATGGCCACCGGCGGAACGGTTGGGCATGCGCAGTTCAACAGCACCAGCCGCAAGGCGGGGAGCAGCTTCGGCGGCTCCATCCGCCTGGTGATCGAAAGCAAGAATGGCGTGCACGTGGCGCCTATCTCGCTGCACGCAGGCGAGGATGAGGTGCTGTTCCGCAGCGACGCGAAGTTCCGCGTCCTGGAGGTGACGGAATCGAGCGGCCGGGCCACAATCCGGCTGGAGGAGGTGTGATGAACCTGCGCGAGTGGCGGCAGCTGCCGCTTGATGAGTTCGAAGCGAAGCTGCGTGATGCGCAGATGACGCGCGCGCGCTACGACGAGCTGGTGGCGTCGATCGAGGCCGACGAGCGCCTGGAGGCGGAAATGCGCATGGCCGGCACGCTGCCCGCCGCGCTGCCAGAG